CGGTCTACGACATACTTGACCCTGTGGTTAGCCGACTGGCTACGCTAAATCCACTGTGGACTTTCGTTGTTGTTAACAGTGGTCATGGTTCGGGTAACAACCGAATAGCTATGGGGTTCACAGTCAAGCTAGATGGTGAAGAGCTAGGTCAGATCGGGTTGAGCTACATGGGCAATCGCGGGCGGGTAATCTGTATCTCCAACGATCGTATTGGTAAGGGCAGACAACGTAGCGATTCGTATCGTACCCAAGATGCCGACAAAGCTATCCTCATGGCGAAGAAGATGTTCGGCAAGATGAACCCATCCGAGCGTATACAGAAGGCTAAGGATGCGGCAGAACGTGTAGTGTCTCGAGCGAGCTGGAACAAAGAGCGTGAGCGTACCCAACATCAAAGCCTTGTTAAGAATGAGATGTTGGCTTGGGTTGAGACCAAAGGACTTGCTACGTTCATGGAGTTTATAAAAGCAGAAGCGATACCCTCGCTCAAGCACAAAGTTACTACGTCTATGGAAAAGGTAGTGCTACTCGATACCGAGATGCAGACTATCGAGAAAGTGCAACAGGACTTTAGTGCTAATAAGACTGCGCTAGTAGTCAAAGACTTGGGTAAATACCTAGTCAAGATAGGTGACAACGTAGAGCTATACGATGATAATACGCTCCCTTTAAATATGCGTATGAAGATAGGCATGCTTAAACTTGTAGAGGACGAGCAGTATCTCACCAATGTAGGTTGCAAGGTATCGAGTGAGATATTTGTTTTGTTGGTCGATGAGCTAACAAATGTTAGCGAAGGAGTATGAGATGAAAGAAGAGTTGAAATACAGTTCAAAGGCTATACCCCTGCGGGGGTGTAATGACCCAAAGTTCAAGTGGATAGATGCGGCGCACACCGACATACGTAGAACATTCCGTAAGGCACGCTTGCTTATCCGTATCACCAAGGGAGCAGCGTATGAAAGCCGTACTTGAGTTCACGTATCCACAAGACGAAACTAAGCTCAAGCATGCGCTAAGAGGTGAGGAGTATTACTTAGCGTTGATTGAGATCGAAAGAGTGCTGAGAAACCCACATCAGTTTGGAGACCGAGCCGACATGCTTGATAGGATTAGTTTCATATTAGAAGGAGTGATTGAAGATGAGCATTAAAAGATGGATTAGAAATTGGTTGTACAACGATGGTGCGGCGTTGATTAGTAGAACTGCTGACGTAGAAGCTTCGCCCGAACATGGCGTGCAGATTTCAATAAACGAAGCAATGAATGGGCGAGTGTTAACCATACGAACGTACAGACCAAACAACCCGCAATACGGAAACAACTGGATTAGTGAGTTGTATGTGCTAAAGGATGGTGAGTCGTTGACCGAAGCATTGACGATGTTGTTAACGCTGAAAGGAATCGACAAGTGAATGGGTTTGTAAACCGGCAACTTCAACTTGGAAGCAAGCAACCCATACACAAGTTCAAGCTATGCAATAAGTGTGAAGAGATGCGACCCCCCGAGGGGGGCATTGAGTTGTCGCCGACTCGGTGGTCGTGCTCTTCATGTTGGGCTAACAGAGTAACTACAAGGAACTTATTAAATGCCAAGACCAAAGCCGCCTGAACCCTTAATTGGTAGGCAAGTAATGGGTAAGCAAGTACGAATGTCAGATAGACATTGGATAATTTTCCAACACCTCGGCGGTGCTGAATGGCTACGCAATTTGTTGGACAAGAAAGACCCATTCCCTAAAAAATATTATGAAAACCTTAAAAAGGATAAACAATGACAACAGGAATTGAAGAATTAAAGTTAGAGAAGAAACGCAAGGGGCGAGGGGTTGGTAAGAAACCCGCGCTGTCCTGCACGAGCCTGCGTCTACCAAAGGAGGTGATGGATTATTTCAACACAAACTTTGCGTATACAAAGCAAGCCAAGATGAGAGAAGTTCTTACCGAGTACGTCAACAATCAAACTAAGGAAACATCATGATCGAATTAGCAAGTGAAACAGTAAATGAAGTAGTAAATGAAAAGCCCGTGACCCAAGCTGAGAGAATCCGTCAGTTTGTAACTGAGCATCCATTCACTAAGGCTACTACCATAGCGAAGAAGATGGGCGTAGATCGTCAGTACGTATACACAGTTATGTGGAACATGAAGAATAAAACTAAGTTGGCAAAGAAGGCAAAGAGTCTCGATAAGCCGATAACGTTGAAAGAAATTAAAGCGGCAACTAAGCGCATACAGGATGAGTTATCTTCCGAACCCAACTGGAAGACGATTGCGTTTAGTTCATCGGACATTCCGTTTTATGAAGATTCAGTTACGGATACAACACCTAACCGCATGGCAGAACTGCAGATCGAAATGTTCGAGCCCGAGTTTGATGATCTAGTGAATCACCCTGCTCATTACAAGGTAGGTGGAATCGAGACGATCGACTTCATTGAAGCTAAGAAGTTGAACTACAACATCGGCAACGTAATAAAGTATCTGACTCGTGCCGACCACAAGGGCAACCGCAAGCAAGACTTAGAGAAAGCCAAGTGGTACTTGGAGCGTGAGTTGAGCACCATGTCCTAACATTTGTTAGGGAAACCACTAGCCACCTTCGGGTGGCTTTTTTACGTCTGTACTATTTACAAAGTAAAAACTTCAGCTACAATCAAGACTTGAAAACAAATTGGAGTTAGTCATGAGGTATGAAGACGCAAGATTAGAAGACAACATATTACTCTGCCCACAGTGCAACAGTAACAACCTACACCAAGGTACAGTCACAGTCTTCAACCGCCAAGAAGACGGCAAGCATACAGAGGTTACGTGTGTTCAAGCACACACTGACACATCGACTGTAATAGTTACTGACGAAACCACAAGCAACCCAAGCCCTAGACGTCATGGCATGCTGATTGAGTTTGAGTGCGAGCATTGCTACGCTTGGGAAGTAGGCGAAGCAATACCCGACAGATTAGTCCTAGCTGTGTATCAGCACAAGGGATTAACGCTGATCGAGTGGGTGAAGTAATGGCAACTACACCTGAAGCCAAGGTCAAGGCAAAGATCAAGGCAATCCTCAAATCATATAGAGCCTACTACGCTATGCCTATCGGTACTGGATACGGCAACAGTGGCGTCCCTGACTTTTTAGTTTGCCTCAACGGAGAGTTCTTGGCGATCGAAGCTAAGGCGGGCAAGGGCGTGCCGACTGCATTGCAAGAAAAGAACATGCGTGAAATCAAAGAAGCAGGGGGCAGGGCGTTGGTCATCAACGAAGAAAGCCTTGAGCTAGAGATACTTGAAGCCGTATTGGACAACATGCTATGACAATCGTAACTCGTGACGCGCTGTACAAAACATTGCTACCCACACTAGAAAAGATGTTCGATGACCAGTATGCGAATTATAGAGATGGGACTGAGTACCACGTGCGTTCACGTTATGGCAAGTACAGTATCTACAAATGGGAATACAACGGCGGCATACGTAAAAATAGCACGACCCTAGCCAAAGGCTTAGACAAAGAGACTGCCACAGGCATGATGAAACTTTTAAAGGAACCAAAATGAGTGAAATGTGTAGCGGAGTGCGTACCTTGGTAGCACGTATGGAATCAAACCCCGAAGAGTTCTTTGGTGATGCAACAAAGTGGCGGTTCATGTTTGCCGCAAACTTTCGTGAGGTGCTGACCGAGCCCGAGAAGGGCGCATTGCACGAGGCGCTGAAAGAAGTGCGCCGCAAAGAGTTCGACACCTTGGTGGTGAAAGAGCTGATGAAAGAAGAGATGGAGCAGTCTGTTGTGACTATGAGGGCATCGGGTAGGTATGCAATGCAACCCCAATTAAGTACTAGTACCGGCACTGCTACCACAGGGGCAAGTTCGAACCTATACACAACTGCCTTGCAAGTCGGCAACGAAACAATTACTGAGGAAGACGTTAAGAGTATGAAAGCATCAACAACATCGTCGGGGTGGTTCAAATGAAACTAATTGAAAAGTTTATGCTCAAGCGTTGCTCTACCGAAGTACAGGTAATGCTCACACGCATGAAGGAACGCCCCGAGGATTTCGACTACGGCTCAGCTTGGAAGAAGCTCGTTGAGATTGCCGACGATACACGTAGCCCGTACACAAAGATTGAGCGCAAGCTGATACTCAAGTACTGGAAAGAATGTCAGTTGCAGCGGGATCGTAAAAAGTTGCTTGCCCAAATCATGCAACAGACAATCAATCCGACTACTCGAGAAGATATAGAGGATGGAGCAATTTCTAAAGCCTATTATCAAAACCTAGCGAAGTCAATGCAAGCCACAAAGGAAGCGGTACAAAGCGGAGTACTCTCAGGATACAACGACCCACGTACGCTATACGGACAGTACGGACAAAACAATGCGGCACAAGGCAGAATAGTATGAACATATTAACGATTGACTTCGAGACATATTATTCTCGTGAGTTCAGCCTAACAAAAGTTACCACTGAGGAATACATTCGTAGCCCACAGTTTGAAGCTATTGGCGTAGCCGTACAGATCAACGATGGTGAGCCCGAATGGTTTAGCGGTGATGGTGAAGCCATGCACCAGTTCCTCACCCGATTCGATTGGGCTAACAGTTTGGCACTTGCGCACAACGCCCCGTTCGACGGAGCGATTTTGAAGTGGGTCTACGGACTCAGCCCCAAAGGTTGGCTTGATACTTTATCCATGGGCAGAGCCTTGCATGGCACTAACGTAGGCGGAAGCTTGAAGGTGCTGTCAAACTTCTACGGCCTCGGTGAGAAAGGCACAGAGGTTGAGAACGCATTAGGTCTGCGGCGTCAGGACTTCAGCCCCGCACAGTTAGAGCGCTATGGTGACTACTGTAAGAATGACGTTACGCTTACGTGGGAATTGTTTAACGCAATGTCTGCTGGCTTCCCCGCTATTGAGTTGCGCCTGATTGATTTGACTGTGCGCATGTTCACCGACCCTGTGTTGCAGTTGAATGGTGATCTTATTAAAGACCATTTGTTGCGTGAGAAGCAACGCAAGGAAGAACTGCTCGAGAACTTTGACAAAGAAGATTTGATGAGCAACATGAAGTTTGCGGTCATCTTGGAAGGCTATGGTGTAGCGCCACCAATGAAGGTCAGCCCCGCTACTGGCAAACAAACATTTGCGTTCTCTAAAACAGACGAAGAGTTCAAGGCACTGCTCGAGCATCCGAACACACAGGTTCAATCTTTAGTGGCAGCGAGATTGGGCACTAAGTCTACGATAGAAGAGACAAGGACTGAGAGGTTTCTTGGTATCGCTCAGCGTGGCGCACTGCCTGTACCGCTACGTTACTATGCGGCACACACCGGACGTTGGGGCGGGGATGACAAGTTAAATCTGCAGAACCTACAACGCAACTCACCACTGAAGAAAGCAATCATTGCCCCGGATGGGTACATGATGATTGATTCAGACTCATCACAAATTGAAGCCCGTACGCTCGCATGGCTTGCGGAACAAGACGACTTAGTAGACGCATTTGATCGGGGCGAAGATGTATACAAAATCATGGCATCTGCTATCTATGGCAAGGATATATCGCAGATTACGAAAGACGAAAGGTTCGTTGGAAAGACCACCATCCTTGGGTGCGGATACGGCATGGGCGCGGCAAAGTTTAAGGCGCAACTCAAAAACTTTAATGTGGAGATTACGTTGGATGAGTCAAAGAGAATCATCGACACCTACCGCGCAACGTATCCGAAAATTACTGAGCTATGGAAATCTGCGGCGTCAGCACTCAAGGCAATACTACAGAATCAACAGACGACGCTCGGGCGAGGTGGTGTTTTAAAGATTGAAGGCAGTGACGGCATCCTGTTGCCCAATACGCTTTACCTACGCTACCCCAACCTGCGCATACTTGAGAATGAAGAAGGTAAATCGGAGCTTATGTACGACACCAAGAAGGGCAAAGCAATTATTCCAACACGCATTTATGGTGGCAAGGTAATTGAGAACGTGTGCCAAGCGTTAGCCCGTATTGTGATCGGTGAGCAGATGCTCATGGTTGCGAAGAAGTACCGAGTTGTGATGACTGTACATGATGCGATTGCTTGCATTGTGCCGACTGCGCAAGTTGAAACCGCTAAGGAATACGTTGAGATGTGCATGCGCACACGACCATCATGGGGCATGGAGTTACCCCTTAACTGTGAGGCAGGATACGGAGAGAGCTATGGCGAATGTTAATAAGATGTGGCCTTTCCCGCCATTCCCAAATCCAAAAGATACGGGAACTAAACAACCCAAGTTCAACCCTGATAACCACGAGGATGCACCTGTATGAATGAAGAAGAAATAAAGTTTTTATCTGAGGTAGCGCACCGAGCCAAAGACCCCGTCATGATGCAGTCAATCATTATGTCCGACGTGGGTGGTGTACGCCGCAACGCTGAGGATGTGCGCAAACACGCTGTGGATATGGAAGTTATTGCAAGCATGGCTATGAATACGCGCCTATTCAAAGGCAACGAAAAGTTTCTAGCTGATAAGTTAGAAGGTTGGAAGCACATGAATGGTTTGAAATGGGACGAGCAAATTGCAAAACTGAGGGAGAAAACATGAAAAATGAACCAACTGCATGGCTGAGCAAAGAACGTGACGTGATTACGTTCGACAACCTATTCCCTGAGATGACGCCCTTGTACACGCGTAACGACGTACTAGAAGAGGTAGCTAAAGAGTTCGAGGCTATGCGTATTGCGTTTGGCGATACAGCCGACAGTTTCGCTACGTACGTGCGGGATATGAAGAATGATTAAGTACGACGGGTATGACGAGGCGATCATTGGGCCAGCCTACATTTGGCGTGACAGTACGACCGTATCTGTATTAGTATATGACGCGGAGAAAATACGGGATATTCTCATGAAGCGTGATGGCATGTCGCACGAAGACGCTCGTGAGTTTATTGAATTTAACATTGAAGGCGGCTACCTAGGGATTGAAACACCTGTATTAGTTTGGCCTAACGACATTTGGGATTGGGAAGAGTAATGAGTATTGTTTGGTCATTCAGTAGCCTGAAAACATTTCAGCAGTGCCCTAAGAAGTACTACCACACTAAGATAGCTAGGGACGTTGTTGAACCTGACACACAGGCAACACTGTATGGAAAGACAGCACACACTGTGGCGGAGGAATATATCCGTGATGGAACGCCAATCCCTGAACAGTTTGCGTATATGCAAGCTACCCTAGACGTCTTAAAAGAGATCCCCGGAGATAAGTTATGCGAAGTAAAACTTGGGTTGACGAAGAACTTAGAGTCGTGCGACTTCGATGCTCCGGATGTATGGTGGCATGGGGTAGCGGATTTGGTGATTATCAATCGGACGACAGGGACAGCACACTCCATAGACTACAAGACAAGCAAGAGTGCGAGATATGCGGATGTGAAGCAACTCGATCTTGTCGCTTGTGGATTATTCGCCAAGTTTCCGGAGATCAAAAGGGTGAAGTCGGCTCTCTTGTTTGTAGTCAGCAAGGAATTCGTGAGGGCTATTCACCATTCCGAGATGATGCCAAAGTACATAGAACCCGCCGCCCGAGACGTAGCAAGAATTGAAGCGGCATTAGAAAACGGGGTATGGAATCCCGTCCAAGGCCCACTGTGCAAGTTCTGCTCAGTGCGGGAGTGTGAGTACAACAGGAACTAAACATGAAATACGATTCAACAGACCATGTAGATAACGAGTGGGGTTCTTACTATGGCGCTGTACGTGCCGTGGTAGATGAAGTCGGAAGCGGCAATAGTGAAGAAACCATAATAGAGTTTGAAGCCCCCGCAGGGTTTGCCCAACCCATGGAAGTAACACTTTTAACTGGGGATAACCCGAAGGATGAAAATGTTTACCACGTAAAAGATGTACACACTGTGCGTATAAAAATTACGGGTGAATGGGAAGGCGGCGAGATCAAAAATGGGTTAGCTGAATTGATTAGCACCCTTAACCTAAAAGTATTGTTTGAGGCTAAACCATGACAGAAGAAGAGAAAGAAGTCGCCGCCGCATACATCAAACTGCAGGACGATGTGAGGTAGTTGATTATTGATACTGTGCACAAAGAGCTGAACAACTATGGCGGCTTGCTCCACAACCAAATTAAAGCCGGAGTAATGCTTAGCTATGAGTTTGAGCAAAAAGTCAGAGATATTATTAAAAACCAAATGATGAAGTAAGGAAACCCATGACACAACAAATGCCCAATGACGAAGTCGACACCGCCCTGATTCTTGAGGGCGAACTAAAACGCAGAGTTAATGAAGTGGTTGAGAAGGTTGTGGTCAACATGGTGGGGAAAATCATCCACCAAGAGCTTAATAAATACAAAGCCGAGATGCTCATGGAAGTCAGCATTAATGTTGGAAGAATGCTCAGAATGGTAGAAAATGAGGGTCGTAAACCCCTTTGGGAAGCGACCCCCGAAGAGTTTGGACTAACGCACGAAGAACTTAATCGTTCGCACATAGAAAAGGAAACTGATGATGCCTTACGTTAACAAACCCCGACCATATAAAAAAGAATATCAACAACAGATTGCTCGCGGTGAAAGCCCAGAACGCTTAGAGCGTCAACGTGCTAGAGAAAGTATAGATAAAAAGAATGCAGACAAAAACAAAGATGGACGTGCTGACGTACGCGAAGGCAAAGATGTTGCTCACATCAAGGCACTATCTAAAGGTGGCACAAACGGGAACGGAGTCAAACTTCAAACCCCATCAGCCAATCGCTCGTTCAAACGTGGCTCAAACCATAAAGTTGTATCAGAAGTAAGCACCAAGGAACGTAAGAAAAAATGACGCCAAAACAGAAGTGGTTACTTCTACATGGTAGTGGTTGGATTGATTGGGTAGACGTAATGCGTAACAACATCCTTGACGTTTATGGAGGCCAATTTGACGCCAGTTTATTTGAATTTGACACCCTACAAAACCGAATTAGATTAAGACAACATGAACCTATCAGAGTACACGTGGCCCCGTCCGCCGGGGTTCACACCATTCGAACATCAGAAGACAACAGCAGAGTTCCTTACAACAAACCGCAAGGCTTTCTGTTTTAACGAGCAAGGTACAGGTAAGACAGCATCAGTAATTTGGGCGGTCGACTACCTCATGACCCTTGGATTAGTGAAGCGAGTGTTAGTGATCTGCCCCTTGTCGATCATGAAGTCGGCTTGGCAGAACGACTTGTTTAAGTTTGCAATTCACCGCACTGTGTCAGTGGCTTATGGTGCCGCACGTAAGCGTAAAGAAATTGTGAACGCCGGTGCCGAGTTCGTCGTCATTAACTTCGATGGTGTCGGCATCGTTAAGAAAGAAATCATGGCGGGTGGGTTTGACCTCATCGTAGTAGATGAAGCATCAGCCTATAAGAACGCGCAGACCGAGCGTTGGAAAGACCTGCGTGACCTAACAAAAGTTATCAAGGGTCTGTGGATGCTGACCGGTACACCCGCCGCGCAGTCGCCTGTGGATGCTTACGGATTGGCAAAGCTTGTGAACCCCAAGGGCGTGTCGCCATTCTTTGGTCAGTTCCGAGACACAGTGATGATGAAGCTCACTATGTACAAGTGGATACCTAAGCCAACGTCACAACTCATCGTACACAAAGCACTGCAACCCGCTATTCGGTTTGAGAAAGCCGACTGCCTTGATTTGCCGCCCGTTACATTCGTTGAGCGAGATGCACCATTAACACCGCAGCAGTTAAAGTTCTACAACATACTGAAGAAGCAGATGCTCATTGAGGCTGCTGGAGAAGAAGTATCCGCCGTTAACGCTGCCGTACAAATTAACAAACTTCTGCAAATAGCTGGAGGTGCGGTGTATACGGATACAAACGAAGTCATTGAGTTTGACGTAAGCAGTCGGCTCAACGTGGTACAAGAAGTGATTGAAGAGTCAAGCCACAAGGTGCTTGTGTTCGTTCCGTTTACGCACACCATACAGTTGCTCGAGAAGCACTTACAGAAACACAACATTACATGCGACGTCATCAACGGCTCGGTGTCTGTAAACAAACGCTCAGATATTGTCAAGCAGTTTCAAGAGCAACCTGAACCAAAAGTATTAATCATTCAACCGAAGGCGGCGTCACACGGGTTAACTCTAACTGCCGCCAACACAATCATTTGGTATGCTCCATGCACAAGTG